GAAATTTCCGTCAACAAAGATACACAATTCACGTTAAGAGGATATGTCGAAGATAGTCGAGGAATTAGGTCTGATTCATACGAAACGACTATCACTGTTTTAAATTACTTCAGTCCAACATTGAGGTTTGAAGTGACTAGAAGTGGTGCGACCAATAGCACGCTGACCATTAAGCGTTTTGCCAAAGTAGCACCTCTAACCGTTAACGGTGTCCAAAAAAACCCAATGAAACTGACTTTTACCACACGAAAAGTTGATTCTGATACCGAAACCATCGACAACGGTGGGGCTGGTGGAAACTGGTCGCAGATTTCAGAGTTTAACGCCTCTAATGCTAATCTTGGCAAATCATACCCAGCTGATACATCCTATATCGTGGTTGGTAAGTTAGAGGATAAGTTTACTAGCGTATCTTTCCAAGCTACAGTCACGGGCGACCGAGTTGTAATGTCATTCGACAAAGAAGGTATTGGGATTAATAAGTACCGTGAGCGTGGAGCGTTGGATGTTGACGGGTTGATTTATTCAAACCGCAAGCAGATTCAACATCACAAATTGACCGAACCCAACGGGGCGGCTATGGATACTAAAGTGGATAACCTAAATGACTATAGAACCACTGGTTTTTATTCGATTTTAGGCAACTACCGAAACCATCCAGCATCGGGCGAGGGGGCTTATTTGCAAGTCGTGGAAAGTGTTTCTGGATATCATCAGACATTAACGACTGTTTCTGGTCGAATGTTTAAACGGACAGTAACTAGCAACTCTAACGGTTCATGGATTGAGTACACACCTAAACCAGAGAGACCGGAAAAGCCAGAACCGGCTTTGATAAAGAAAGAAGTCGATATGGGCTTCGGTATTAAAGCTAACATGGTTAGAAAAGGGAATACAGTAATGTGCAGCTTGTTTCGTGGTATTTATTCGGCGTCAGGCGGAATCGAATATAAAGAGCTTAACGAAAAGATGCCAGAAGGCTTTAGACCAGTCGTCGAAACGAATTTGAACGCGAGTAAAAACGTTGGTGGCAATCAAATTGGTGTAGCAACGTGGCATCTATTGCCAAACGGGAATATTAATTTAACCAATCAATCAGACACCAAGGCCGTTTACAACGGAACTGTTTCTTATATCACTCAAGACAATTATCCAAATTAAGAAAGGAAAATAATAATTATGTCACTTAAAATTACAAAACAACGCACAATCAATGCAGAATTTAATGTCGAAGAAGAAGGAGCTACAATCCTTGTTAAACAAACATTTATCAGCGTAGATTCCAATGCAGTCTCTACTGTTCAAGAGAATCTTCTTAACGCTGAACTCTACGCTAAGCATCGTCAAGATATGCGTGCGGATGAGCGTGCTCTACGTGAGTTGCGTTACAAAGTAGAAGATGAGATTTTGGCTGATAAGACAGAGGCTTGATGCCCAAAAAATGGGGGGGTAAAAAATAAAAGATGAATATTTCTGATTTGATTGACCACCTTGCCCCTACTATCGGAGTCATAGCAACGGGCTGGTTTGGTATGAAAGCTAGCAAGTCCGCTAATTTAAGCAAGTCGCAATTCGGAGATTTAAAAAACGAGTTAGACAATATCCACGATTCGGTTGAAGTTGTTCAACAAATCGGTGAATCAAACAACGAGAAAATCAACGAATTAAATGACAAACTAGCCGTGCATGATGAAGCGCATTTGGTAACTATGTATCTACGCCTAGAGCGTGACATTAACAAGGAATTAGAGCGTGGGTATACCACGGTTCACAATTCGGATGTAATTCATAAGATGCACTCTAGTTACAAGAAATTAGGTGGCAACGGGTACATTGATGCCCTTTATAAAAAATATATTAATTTAGAAGTGAGGAATTAAACATGAAAATTAATTGGTCTATTCGTTTTAAAAACCGTACATTCGTAACACGCTTTGCACTCGCATTGGTGTTGCCAGTTTTGGCTTACTTTGGTATCAAATTTGAAGATATCACAAGCTGGGGAGCTTTGTTTGGATTGTTCGGCAAATTCTTGTCTAATCCATACTTGGTAGGCTTGACGGTGGTCAACGCCTTGAATATGTTCCCAGACCCAACAACAAAAGGGCTTAGCGATAGCGAACGAGCGCTATCATACACTAAACCTTATGAGGACTAGCCTATGGCTAAACTCATGACCTCTATCAACCAAACGGAAGGCGGTGATGTCCTCAAATCTGGGGACACCACTTCCGTGTTTGGTTTTGAAATTCTAGGGTCTGATGGCAAACGCATGGAACTGTCCGGAACTGGTAAGCTCACATTGTCAAACAACGAAACTGTGGCACTTTATCAAGATGTCACCGTTGAAAACGGGCGTTTCTCATTCTCAATGGGTAACGTGGTAGCTACTGGCACTTACTACCTTGAAATTAAACTAGACGGACATATCTTCCCGTCTAACAATTTTAAAGTCAAAGTGAAGAACTCACTGAATGTAGACAGTGCTATCCCATCGGACAAAGGCCCTAAACTAAAACTACTAGCTGATGAATTGCGAGAGTCTGGGTTAATCAGTGGTGGCACTGATACGACGGAAGACCTCGTTAACATCTACAATCTAGCTAAAATTTGAAAGGAAACATAAATGAGTAAATTACACGATTTTGCCACAGCGGTCGGGACTGACATCAAAGAAATTAAAACAGCGTTGGCTGGCAAGGCTGATAAGGGTTCGGAAGGTGTGACTGAAGAACGTTTGACACAAGCAATCACGCAAGCTAAAACTGACCTTATTGGTGGGGCTCCTGAAGAGCTTGATACACTTAAAGAACTTGCTGATAAAATCGCCGCTGGTGGTGGTAATGTTGATTCTGGTATCATTACAAAAATGACTGAATTGGGAACTCGTATCGATACCATCGAGCAAGAAGACCTTGTGAGCGTCTATAATACTGCTAAAAACACCCTCTAAGGAGGTTGAATTATGAGCAATTTAAGCAATGTTATTGAAAGCATTGGCCGTGATATTGGGGAGATTAAAGGGAAACAATCTTCATCGTTGAGTATCGGCCAAGCGTATGGACTATTTCCGACATATAACAACTTTTTCCTACAAGTTATGGAACAAAATAAATTTGCGGCAGACCCACTTGTAACAAAATCTCAATTGCCAACGAGCGAAATTGACGCTTTAAATCAAAAAGTCGAAGAATTGGAGAGAACTATCTCGGAGATTAAACAAGCTATTCAAAAATAATTATAAGAAAGGAGAGTAAATGACAACTAAAACACAATTATTAAGCACACTTGACAGTCTGGTCAATCAACGTGTAGAAGTGCCCACCAATCCTTATGGCGGACAATGTATCAGTTTGATTGACAATGTATTGCAGTATCAAGGATTGTTTAATTACGATTTTAGCTATCTAAACGCTATTGACGGTCTAAGTCGTGCCGAAAGTTTAGGACTAAAGGTAACACGCTTCAACGGTGCTAACAATCCACCCGTTGGGAGTGTATGGGTAACTAACTGTTTACCATACCATCAATTTGGGCATATTGGCTTTGTGGTCGCAGAAAACCCAGACGGGACAGTTACCACAATCGAGCAGAATATTGATGGTAACGGTGACGCCCTTTATAATGGCGGATGGACACGTAAGGTGACACGCAACCTTGATAGCGCTGGTAATTTCAGCTATATTGACTGGTCAGCACCAAGTCAGCAAATGGTTGGATGGTTTGAATTACCATTTGACGGCATGACTGAAAACGCCTATTTTATCGACGTATCAGCGTATCAACCGGGAGACTTGACTGGTATCTGTCAAGCGTCCGGAACTAATAACACGGTTATTAAAGTGACTGAGGGTGTGGGCTGGGTTAGTCCAGTAGCGACTCAACAAACTAACACAAGTAATTGCATTGGTTATTATCACTTTGCCCGTTTCGGTGGAGATGTGGCAACAGCTCAATCTGAAGCAAATTACTTTATCAGCAATCTGCCCTCACACCCACGCTATTTGGTTTGTGATTACGAGGATGGGGCAAGTGGTGATAAGCAAGCGAACACCAATGCAGTATTGGCATTTATGGATATCTGTAAAGCAAACGGCTTTGAGCCAATTTATTACAGTTACAAACCATATACACTAGCTAACGTGTATGTAGATCAAATCACTGCACGCTACCCAAACAGCCTATGGATTGCAGCATACCCAGATTATGAGGTACGCCCAGAACCTTATTGGGGTGTGTATCCAAACATGGAACACACACGCTGGTGGCAGTTCACAAGCACTGGCCTAGCTGGTGGATTGGATAAGAATGTCGTCATCGTTAATGACGGCGATAGTTTAGTAAATCAGAAAGAGGAAGAAGAAAATATGGATTATGTATTGCGTAGCGAAAGCGGAAGCCAAGGATATCTTGGTGTAGTTAATGGTCGTGTGTTTGGTATTGGCTCAATGGGAACAGTCGATGCTCTACGCTCAGCGGGTGCTAAACACTTGATGTTGCCAGACGATGATTTCGACCGTTTTTTGAACAGTCAATCAAATGACACGGCAGCAGTCTCTAAGGCAATCAATGAAGCTAGTGCTTCAGTAGTTAAAGCTATTGAAGAACGTGCACAAGCTACACAAGGCCAAACTGGAAAATAGACCACGAAAAAAATAAAATAAAAGGAGTATATCACCTCCCCTCACACTGCAATAGGGATACAATGGCAGTAGTGGTCGAGCCTCAGCATTGTGCTGGGGCTTTTTTTGTTTGACATAAATTCGGATTGTGATATAATTGAGGTATCTTTATAAGTGTTCTAAAACCCGACATAATATGGCTTGCCTGCCAGTGTGTTGCGTTTTAGTTGTAATGTTTAAAGCCTCGGTAGTTTGGCGACTGCTAAGGCCTTTTTTTGTGCTATAATATACCTACAGCAAGCAAGCCTTGACTGTTCCAAAGACTGATTGAGTTCAGCGCCATGTAAGCTATGTGCACGTAGCCCGATGGAATTTCTAGAATGGTTGCAGTAGTGACTTACCGAAAAGGGTTGTTCCGGCAGCCCTTTTTGTGTTATAATAGCATCGGTTTTGAGAATAGCCTTCATAGGTAGACGCCGCCCTTTTTATGGGTGGTTTTTTATTTTGTGCATAGCATTAGACATTTAATCTAAATAGAGGTACACTATAGATGTACTTTTGGACGATTACGTGCAGAGTGTTTTTGTTTTTTTCTATTGTCGCTTGGTAGCTCATGCTGCCAAGTCTTTTTATAAAAAGGGGGCAAATAAGGGGCAATAAGTGTAAACTTTAGTAACTTTATGTGAGTTTTACTGTTTACATCTTACACGCATATACCCTTATTTAATGGGTTTTCTTCCTATTATATACGCATTTGAAATAGCACTAACAGAATACCGTGGTTTGAAATCATTCTACAACTTGAAAAAATAAAACGTTGATTTAACAACGTTTCTGAGGGCTCTAGGTTAAACCTAGGGTTCTTTTTTTCTACCCAAGGGGCAAGGAAGGGGCAAGATTATTCGTTATGATATTATCCAAAATATTGACCGCTTGGTCTTTCATGTTCTTTGTGACATGGGTATAGATGTTAGTGGTCACTTCCGAATCTGCATGCCCCACCCTATCCATGATGGTTTTTAGTGGCACGTTGTTTTCAGCTAGTATGCTTATTGTGGTGTGTCTAAAGATGTGAGGGGATAGATGCTTGTCGATAGGTGTTTTCAGTCTGGCGTTAGCTCGTTGAAGTGATGCACTTAGGATTGTACTATGGATAGGTTTTCCAGTATTGGTCGTGAAAATCTTATCGCTATGATACCAGTCTGGATTGGTTGATTCGCTTAACTCTTTCAACTCTAGTATCTGGTCAATAATTTCCATCTCACGATTAGTGAGGTAGGTAGTTCGATAGCTAGCGACGGTTTTTGTTCCTTCATTTTCTGGAATATACCTGTTAAATGATGTGTGGATATCAAGGGAACGTGTCTCTTTGTGGTAATCTGAAACAGTCAAGCCAGCTAATTCACCAATCCGACAACCGTTTAAAAGCATAAACTCACACGCTAGAGCATATCTCAGTGTTATATCTTTCCGATAGAGTTCTTTCAATAATCGACTGTATTCGTCTGGTTCTAAGTATTTATTTTTGGCGGCCTGTTGTTTCTCAAGTTTATTAGTCTTCTTCGGCAGTCGTGCCTTCCTTGCTGGATTGTCAGTAATAAGTTGCTGATCCATAGCATAATCGAAGAATGTATTTAGCACAGTCTTAGCACGATATTTCTGTGAATCTGTCCAGTCTTCAGTGTCTAGCAGGGATTGGATAAGTCGGACATTGATATTTGATAGGATAGTCCCTTGCTCGATAGTGTCCGATATTCGCTTAACGGATGCTGCAAGGCTCTTGATTGAGCTTAACTTAATCTGCTTTTGGTGAAACTCCCACCACTCATTGAAAACACTATGGAATGATACGTTAGTAGTGCTAGATGATTCTATTTTCTGAGCTATCTTGTCATCAAGCAAGCGTTGTGCTTCTTTCTTTGCTCGATTTGAGCCACTGGTCAAAGTAACAGATACCCGCTTCCATTTCTCAGTGTAAGCGTCCTTGTATCTCTCAAAATATTTATATTTTCCATTCGGTAATTCTTCTACCCACATTGTCATATCTCCTATTATTTGGTAAAATGGGTACAGAAAAAAGAACACAATCTTGTTAGGTTGTTTTACCGTGATAGTGTTTTTATTTTCTGTGATGCTTGCTCTACACTCGAAGTTTGGCGACGGTGAGTGTAGGGCTTTTTTAGTTTTCAAGAAGTTTAATATTTTATCCAGCTTGTCATTTATGATTTGCTGTTTTTTTATTAATCCATGAATCCTTGTTGTCTAGCCCACTCAACTTGGCTATCATGCCAGTTTTGGCGTGCTTGTTGGTCTGCTTGTTCTCTTGCTACTTCAGGAGAATCGGAAGGGACCCCGCCGTATCCTGGTGTATAGCCGTATTGTTCGGTCGCTTGTTCTACTTGTGATTGCGTAGGACCTACGCCGTCAATAGGCTTTTCTTGTTGAGGTTGAGAAACTTCGGTTTGCGTCTGTTCTTGCGGTTGTTGTGGTTGTTGTGGTTGTTCTGAACTTGAACTACTAGAAGTTTTTGAAGTTGAAGAAGAACTATGTTTACTTGACTTTGTGGCGTGTTTTGTTACTTTGACAGCTTTAGACTGTTCTGTTTCCTTTGATTCCTTCCCAGACCGTGGCACAAACATTAAGCCAAGGCAGAATAAAACAATAATTGTTAAGATATACCATTTGTATTTTTTCAAAAGTTTCATATCAATTCCTCATCATTTTTAGATATTCGTTTTTTACAAAGGTCTCATCACAAATAGTGGTGAGATTATATTTTTCCATGAAGTGTATGTAATTGAAATCATCCAGATTTTCATTTTTCAGCAACTCATGGATCATATTTCTATTAGCTTGAGCTTCATATTTTTCACGCAAACGCTCATAGTCTTTAGAGTTGTGTTCTAAGTGCCCTAATTCGTGCAGCAGGACCTTTAAACGAGTGTCTTGGTCTAAATCCCCGTTGATATAAACAACCCTGTTTATTGGGTCTATAAAGCCATTTCGTGACCACTCGTTTGAACTAAACTCACAGATAGAGACATTGAACTGCTCAAGCAATTCACTTTCAGTCATATCCCCTCACTTTTCCTTGCTGCTCATATATCCCGCAATAATGCCACGAATGGCACGTTTATCATCCTCTGTAAGAGGTTTACCGTCAAACATCATGGCATTAGCTATGATTTCATCGATATCATTTGAAGCAGTATCTTTCGCACTAGGTGTTACATTCAAGAATTGTTCTGTTGTCAAACCTAGAGCGCTAGCGAAATCGTCCGCTTTATTCAGCGGGAACACTCGACTGCCAGAAAGATATCTTGATAAAGTCGATTTTGAAACCCCCGCTTTGTTAGCTAATTCAGACATCGACATAGAACTATTATCTAAATAGCTTTTTATTAGTGAAATAATTTCCTCGTTGTTTCTCATGCGCTTTTTCCTTTTATTTAATAGTAAATACATTATACAACAGTTCCCAAAAATAAACAATATGTTCCCAAAAATAAACTTTTTTTATATTTTTTTTATTTTCTTGTTGACAAATGGGAACACATTAGATATACTATAATTGTTCTAAGGAACAAGTAATAAAAATCAAAAGAACGGAGGTAATCTATGAAAGTTGATTTGCTTCGTGTGAAAGCTGAGCGAGTAGCAAAGGGTTATACACAGGCACAAATGGCTGAACGAATGGGTTTAGCCCGTGACCAGTATAATAAGAGAGAGAATGGAAAAATCTCATTTTCTGCTGACGAACTTATCACACTAGCTGGCCTTTTGGGATACAGCAAAGACGAAATCGGTATTTTTTTTAAACAAACCGTTCCCGAAACGCAACAGTTTAATTAAAAAAAGAAAAGCACCGAACTCTTAGTTTTAAGCCTAATTAAAATTATGAAAGGAAACACTATGAACGAAATATTAGAACGCATCGCAAAAAGCCTTGAGTCTATCGACGCAGAACTCAAGGCAAGAAACAAAGACCGTGAAATACTTATCAACCAAGCTGAACAGATTGAAAAAATCTGCTTGGAAGTCAAAGAAGATCCATTCGGTCTTAATGTTTTAAAAGAAAAAGCATTGGCTGACAAAGCTAAGCAAAAGGAATAACGGATTTAATCTTAGCTGCAAAGTCAAGAACACTTTCAATTCTCTCTTTGAGAGTAGGTTCTTTAAATTTTAGTTCGAGCGCTGCAACGGCTTCGGTCGTAAGACAGATGCGATAAAGAGTATTATTGCCAGCTAGACCGCTAAGATAACCATGACGTTTTAACTCAAAGCAAGTATCAAGAATATCTTCTTCAGACCATTCGGGCATAATGTTTTCTTTGATAAAATCAATGCCTTGAAAATTTCTGGCTTCCTTTTTAGAATTTTCATCTTTGCGTCTTTCAAGATATTTTGCATACATTGAGATTAAAAGATATTTTGCGTCATTCGTTAAATTATCCATATAATCACCTCCTTTCTGAAATTATTATATCGGATTGAGCGTGGTGTGAAAATCAAATTTAGAAAGGAATAAACGATGAATGAAATCTTTAACTTTAATGGAAAGGCAGTCCGAACAGTAACTATTAACAATGATCCTTACTTTGTCGGGAAGGATGTGGCAGAGGTGCTTGGGTATGCAAAAGCTAGAAATGCTATTGCTACTCATGTTGAGGAAGAAGATAAAAGGGACGCCCCAATTCAGGGCACCCTTGGCGGAACTCAAAAAATGACCATCATCAACGAATCAGGTCTTTACTCGCTCATCCTATCCAGCAAACTACCACAAGCCAAGGAGTTTAAACGTTGGGTCACATCAGAGGTTTTGCCAACTATCCGCAAACATGGCATGTATGCTACAGACCAACTGCTTAATGACCCCGACCTTGCCATTGCAGCCTTTCAAGCTCTTAAAGACGAACGGGCTAAAGTGGTGAAACTAGAGGCAGAGTTGGCCTTGGCGCAAGAGCAAGCGCGCTACTTCGACATCATTCTAGAAAGCAAAGGGGCGGTGCGTGTTACCCAGATTGCGGCAGATTACGGCATGAGTGCCAAAAAATTCAATGCAATCTTGCATGATCTAGGTGTTCAGCACAAGGTCAACGGTCAATGGATTTTGTATAAGAAACACATAGGTAAGGGCTATGTCGATAGTTCGACATTTGATTACAAGGATAAGAACGGTCAAACTCGAGTCAATATGACAACGACTTGGACACAAAAGGGGCGCTTGTTCTTGTATGAATTGCTAAAAGCTAACGACATCCTACCAATCATCGAACAAGACGATTAAAGGGAGTTGAAAAATGGAAATTACCTACAAACCGGTCGGGATCAACGAAACGGCTGAGTGGGGCGACTACGACCACCTCATGCAGCGGTGGGAAGGCTTAGGGAAGTCGATGGCAAAGAACCTCATTCGAGAAATGAGAGATAACAAAGACTTTCAAAAGTTCGTATTCAACCCAACGCATAAACTGGTTTTTATCAACTATGAAGGGTTTAAGTCCTTCATCGAGTGGAAAACCAAAAACAGATTCAAATAATATCAACACCTTGACGGCACTGGTGAGCTAGCGGGGCAACAATTCAGTTGAAACGTAAGCAATACCATTAGATGATTTGATTTTATAATGGCTCCTACAAATAAAATCCAAAAGTCCTCGCTAGTTCTCTAGTGTCGTCAAGACAACAAAAAAAGGCTGACCCCTGCCAGAGTCAGACCACGAGCATCTACAAGAAAGGAGCATAAGCGGATGAAATATATCTTTCACTAATGATGAAAAAAACTATACGTGCATGAATAACGAGTTTTTGCAAGACGCTAGCTTGAGTTTACAAGCTAAGGGTTTACTTGCTGAAATCTTGATAAATAAAAGCGATTGGCGAGTTTATCTTTCAGAACTCGAAAAGAGGTCAACCAATGGGAAAAGCTCACACCGTTCAGCGTTTGAAGAATTAAAACACAAACGTTATGTCGTGGTTTTCCGAAAAAGCAAGGGCTATAAAAAAGGTTTTGAAATAGTTGTATGTGCATCAGACATACCCATGACAGACGAATTTATAGAATACCTTGATAAAAAGTTATCCACAGAGTTATCCACAGGTAGCCTTAAAAATTCATAGTTCGATAAATGGAATTTCCATTAATTCATACGATGATAATTCATAAGTTGAAAATTCATACGATGAATAATTCAACCGATGATAATTCATACGATGAATAATCGGACACTAACAAGTACTAATATATAACAAGTACTAATATATAACAATCTAGAGCCTACCGGCACTAACCAACAACAATCTAGAGCCTACCGGCACTAACTGAAAATAAATACTAATAGATAACTATACAGTAATCATAGTTAGAAGAATAAGAGAGGTAAAAATCATGAAAAAACTATTTGGATGGATTTGGTCTAAAAAACAAGAACAAGTAGAAGTCTATGAAGTTCCGCAATGGGAATCTTATACAGCCAAAGCAGAACGCTTCAATGCTGACCACGGCTTGCCATTAGATCAGTTAGTGGGGTAACTCATGAAGCTACTAAGAAAACTATTTTCCAAGAAAAAAACCAAAGAGCCAGAATACTTTTTCGAGGTGGTTGAGAC